TAGAGAATGATGATGTCTGGGTAGTAGCGGTGCTGGCGGTTGTCAAGCGGGCTGATGTACGGAATCGCCAGTTCCTCTGAACCCCATCGCACGATGGCAGCGTTGTTGTCCAGCCACTTGAAGAAGGCAAGCTCCCACGAGCTGCGAAACAGGATGTTGTTGGGATTGCCAACGTACTTCGCAGGGTTGCGAGGGATAAATCTGCCCCTCATTGTAGTCTGCGCGCCCCTCATCCCTTACCGCCGTTTTGAAGGTTGTAGAACTCAGATGACTGGCTAACGTTGACCGTATCAGGACCTGCAGTAGCGGTGTCATTCATGCGGCTGCTAATTGCTCTTACTGCTGACTGATTCACGGTGCTTAACAGACCACCAACGCTATCTCTAATAGCAGCGCTCGTAAGACTGCTTGCAGCAGAGCCTGCGCTTCCAATTACTCCAGTCACTGCTGAGCTAATTCCACCGGTGATTACTCTACCAATTGGATTGTTACCGAAGACGTTGTTTCCACTGATAAGCTTCACTGCCCTATTGGCTGCCTCGCTTGTTAGCGAGCGAATAGCGCTGTTGGCGCTGCTTGACAGAATGTTGGCAAATGGGTTGTTGCCGCCCTGGTGAACCACTTGCAGCTCCAAGCGCCGTGCCGTTATTCTTTCCCAGCATGTCAGTAGGTGCGCCAGAAGTAGTGTTTCCAGTGTGCGATGATGCTGGGAAGAATTGACTTGGGCCGCCATCACCTGTGACCAGAAGCTTGTCATGCTTGGACATTTCAAGCCAGTCATAGTCATACTGCATCGTGAGAAGGTTGACTTCAGATGCCTCATGAGAAAGATCATCAAGGTCAAACGAGACGAGGCGCGGGTTACAGAAGTCATAGAAGACTGCCTTGACTGCGTTGTCGGGCAGCGCTTCGCGTGTTGGGTCAACAAAGATCTGCTTCACTCGAATCAGCTGGATGGCATTACCGGCATCGCTGTTGATGACACTTCGGTGGGCATTGTACTCGTCCTGGTTGAAGTTCATACCGGTGCTCTGTAGAAACTTGCCGGTATCAGGAGTGTCGATTACATTTCCATCCCGCTTCTCAGCGCCGCGAGTAACTGGCGAGTGAATGAACATCAGCGTTCGGAAGAAGTCAAAGACGTTGTTGCCGACGTCATCCATGAAGGTGATTGTCAACTCGCGGTGGCGAATCTTCTTGAGCGCCTTTGTGCGGTAGTTGTAGAGGTTGACGTTATCTTCGTATTCAAAGTCGACCTTTGGGCGGTCAACCTGCTTGATCATGAAGGTAAAGTCATTGCGCGCAAGAAATGGATACTGGGCGATGATCTCTGGCTTGAAGAGAAATTGGACCTTGAAGAGAAACTTGAGCTTAGGACGAACTGTGGTTGCGCCTGCCAATGAGGCTGCATACGAAGACGCGTCCCAGATCTTCGGGTCTCTCTTTGAACGAGGGTCAGTGACACGGTTTCCAGGTGACCCGCCATTGATAACAGGCGCAGGAACCCCAAGCTGACCACGTGCAAAGCTTTCAACGGCCGCGCCGAATGACTTCACCGCTTGGTTCTCAAGTGTGACGCCAGACGATTTCAAAATGCTGCCAATATCTGCCATAGTCTCTCCGATGGATACTCTATTTATGAGACAGGCAAAGCAAAGGGACGCCTAGGCGTCCCTTGCACTCCAAGCTGGAGGGGATTAGGCGGCGACGTTGCCGCCGAGGGCGGTGCCGTAGCCTTGACCAGATTCGATGTGGCGCGCGTGGTCGTAACGCAGGTTGATGGTGATAGTTGCTGCTTCAGAAGCAGAGTAGTCACGATCACCGAAGTCAGCCGAAGTCAATAGGCAGCCTTCCAGGACCCAGGTTTGAACGACGCCTTCGTCACCATCAAGCTGCTCGATCTTGGCACCAAACTTGTAGTCAGAGCCAGTTGCAGCGGTGTTGAGCCAGCGGCCGTCGAGGTCCGTACCGATGAGGCGCTGCTGCGTCTCGAGCTGTGCCTTGATAACTGTAGCTGCCAGACCGGTGATGTCGTCTTCAACCGTTACCGTGATTGGTTCCCAGGTGTGCTTACCAGCGATGTAGGCAACTGAGTTGTAGCGGTGCAGAACAACTTCTTCGAATGACAGGTTTGGAAGAGTGATGTTGGTTACCTGCATCGAGAGGTCGCGAGAGTTAGTGCCTGCCAACACGTCCTGTCCCATTTGCTGGAACGTGATGCGGAACTTATTCTTGAGACGTGGGTGCAGAATACCTGCACCGACGCCTGGAATACCGAAGTTTGAAAGAGTTGCCATGTCTTCTCCTGTTGATGGAGTTGTTTTGCCGTGATGACCTATTTATCGAGCTGACCTATCCGGCCGCACTTTTCTGACAGGGCATCACACCTTCTTGCCGTTTACCCAGATCTCCTCAACGGGCTTTCTGACTATCCTGTCTGACCGTTCTGCAAAGATGCCTTGCTTCACCTCATCTGTCATCTCACGATCGAGATCACGAGAGCGGAGACCATCATTCAGAAAGAAGTGGACTGGGACTGGAACATCACCAAGAACGCGGCGGATCATTCTCATTCGACCTCGACCTTCATGCCCTTTGATGCAAGGTAGCTCATTGCCATCTGGATCAAACGAGATGCTAAGAAATGGAATGCCAACAGCGTAACCTTCCTTTACCAGCTTCTCAAGCTCGACAGACGTCGGTTCTTGGTGCCCTTCATCATCAAGGGCGAGCGAAAGGAAGGTAGACGGCTTCATCGTGGCTACGAAGCCGACGTACCAGACGTTCTGGTTGTTGGGCACAGAGCCAAGACCTTGCGATGCGCTGAAGGTGATGTCGCCGATCCTGTAGTGTTCTTCAGCGTGAGCAGGTGACCAGGCGGGTGCGCTCTCGATCTTCTTTGCGTAGATCTCACGCTCCTCACGTACAGGATTTCTGTACATCAAAGCACGGCGCTTTTTTCCATCAAAGGTGTCTAAGTAATCCCCAAAATAGAGACCGTCGGCGTCCTTGGAATCGATTACCATCATCGCTGGAACGAAGGTTCCTTCATTTTCGCTCCAAGCCTTGTAGTCGATGTAGATGTCTCCATCAGTACCGACCTGCACCTCCTCAACGAATCCCTCGTGCTGCGTGCCATCATAGTAGCAGTGAAGGTAAAGCCGAGGCGTTTTTGATGCAAGCTTGTTGATGAACTTTACCAGAAGCGGCAAGTCCATAATGTCTTCAGAGAGAAACTGCTTGAATGTAATCATGTGATTTACATCGAAGGGGGCACGAGGCCCCCTTCTTGTTCAGTCAGCTACGATCAGATATCAGCGCTGGTGTTGACAACGCGGATTGGGATGTAGATGAATTCTGCAGCACGCGTTGGCTTGATAGCAACGTCGAGCCACAGCTCGTTGCGGTCAATGCGATCTGGCGTGTTGTTCGAAGCATCGCAGTACGAAGCGAAGTCGGTCAGACCGCGCTTGATCAGGATGTCGTTCATGATGCTGTCGGCGGCCGTCTTCAGGTTGTTGCGAGTGATCTGGTCGTTCGGCTCAAAGACGAACGGTACAGCACCCTTGCGAAGAGCGCGGCGGAGGTACATGACCAGACGGACGACGTTGATGCGGTCAAGAGCCGAGGCAGCAGGTGCCGACGTCTTCTGACCCCAAACGAGGAGACCACGACCTGGGAAGAACACGATTGGGTTGATGTTTTTGTCGTACTCGTACAGGTTGTCGCGCTGACCGTCATTGAGGTTGGCTTCAACGAAGGTGGTGGCGGTACCTGGGGTGCCAGTGAAGTAGCCGACCTTCGAGACGCCGGTCACAACACCACGTGAAACACCGGCTGGTGCGTACCAGACGTACGACACATTGTCGCTGTAGGCGATCGTCTTGATGGCGGTACCAGATGGAGCACCCAGAACCAGGCGGCCGTCGATGTTCGACTGCAGCGACCATGGGTAGTAGTACGCCACGTTGGTGCTGCTGACACGCTCGCTGGTAAGGGCCCACTGAGCAACTTGATCAGGAGTCTTGTCACCTGGAACATCAGCGATGACCAGTGCTTCTTCCTTGACCTGAACAGCCAGGTCAACGAGGTCGGTCACAACTTCTGGGTAGCCTGGGCAGGCGATGAGGTTGTACTCGTACAGAGGAGAGGTAACCTCGGTGTTGCTGTTGATGACGGCACGGAG